TGCGTGAATACCTGAAGCTTCTCCGTTTCGCCGCAAAGCAGGCACGGCTTAATGTCATTGTTCATCACTTTCTCCTTTATCTGTTGCGGCAATACATTCATGCGGTGGAAGCAGAATCGTTGTTTCGCCTAACAAAAAAGTTGTCTGACAATTCGGACACAAAACAACTCCATCTTGATATCCATCGAGATCTCCTGAACCATAGCGCTTTTTACATTTCGGACATGTTAATCTCCCAAATGTTTCTTCTTTCTGCCGGCTGACCTGATCGCGATCGACGCAAAGCGTGAGGTCCGTCCCGTCGCTGATATACCCGCCGACGACGCGCATGGTCTCGCCGTTGATCTTGACCAGCACGTCGCGCTTGCCGGCCCGGATCGCCGCGACGCAGAGCGTGATCAGCGTATCCGTATTAAGGTCTCCGTTCCAATGTTCCATTACAGCTCTCCATATTTAAAGTAATAAGCCATACAGTCCGTGCACAGGTAGAACGATTCCAGTCCTTCGTTCGGGATAGTCCCGGACCGGTACTGGGCGCATTCTCCTTTTTCGATTTCCCGGCCGCAATTATGGCATGCATGATCCTTGCGGCATTTGACGATCTTCGGCCCATCGAGCGTCGGCCAGAGCTCGATATCGTCCTCGATGATCCCGATATAACATTCCCCGCTTTTGCCTCGCAGGGCGCATTCTCCTTTCTCGCATTTCATTGCTTGTCTCCCTGCCGCATGGCCTTGCATTCATCGATGGCCTTGCGCAGGTGATCGCGCAGGGTGATTCCGCACCGGATGCACAGGTCGTCGAAATCGTACCTGAAATCCGAACCGCCGCAATTGGCGCCTGCGCTCACGCAGAATACCATGTGGCCATGCCCGTGCATTCCGTCGTAAACCGGCACCTCTCTGCAATCGGCGCCACAGCAATCGCAGATCGTTTTTTCGCATTGAATTTTCATATTTATCCCTCCTTAACTATTTCCCAGAACCCCCCAAAAGGTCCGCCTTGAGTGAATTCAATAGTGATTACCTCTCTGTCCTTGACCTTTCTGATCCTGTCCTGATACATCAGAACGAATCCGTCAAAAGTCCAAAGCTCCTCGGCAAGTATCAGCTGTGTATCTTTTGTTCTCACCTGCTTGGACACCTTGACTCTTTTCCTCGTTCCGAACGGCCACTCTCTATAAATCATGGCGTCACTCCTTTCACGTAAGGTGCATCGACGGGCGTCATGTCGCATTCCAAGTCGCGATGGACAGCGCAGACTTTATACTGCTTGCCATCACAGAGCGTCTTGATATCGCCCTCCTTCGGGTATTCGTCAAACATGACGATCCCCTCCGGCTCCCGGTATCCGTCATCATAGACGCATACCACCCATATTCCATACTGTACTTTCATTTCTGCCCTCCTTCAAATTCTATAGCTCTTTGTCCCGGCTTCATATCCGGGCTCTTTTCTTCTTTGCCTTTGATGGCGCCCCAGTCGATATCCGCCTCAACGCTTGCAGACGGTTTACCGACATTAACAATGCGCAATCCTTCTGCCTCCGCCATCTTCGCCGCCTTCATGGCCGCCTGCGTTTTTCCTCCGCGACGTCCGAATACCACATTGGTTCTGATATTCATTTTCGCCATGAACTGCTTGAGGATATCGTGAAGCAAGTCGTGAACGATGTCGACGGTGATTTCTGGCTCGGCCCGGTAGATATCCTTCTCGGCGATAACCATCTCTGCGGTTATAAACCCGGCTCTGAAGTAAAACCTAACATTGCCATCGCCATTCACCATCTCGTTGAGTAAATTTATATCAGACAGCGCCATCGAACATCTCTCCTCTCAGCCTATGAAGGCAATAAGTCCTCCCGGTCCCTCTTTTGATGATCAGGTCATCCACCGGGGCGTTCATGTATTTGATCAGGACATTAGTGGCGAATACCGTCAGCTTGCCGCGATCGGTCCGGCCGCGAATGAGAACATTACCGAAAAGATCGTTGTCCTCCGCGAACTTCAGTATTTCCTTGGCATGCACGAGCGCGTTTCCGCAATTGGCCCACCAGATTGATACGAGCTCTTTGAGGTCCTCGCCTTCCGGATCTGCCTCGCGAACCCAGTCGCGCCAGTTGGACATCCATTTTTCGGCGCCGGCGACAAACATGATCCCGCTCATGGCCTCGGCCCAGCCTTCGAAGCCACCCATCTTCATTCCTGTGGAAGGCCGGCCGGCCTCTTTCCATTTCTCAATGAGGCCGGTCATGACGGACCAGACGCGCGGCCGGCGGTAGATGACGTGCCTGAAGAGATGCGGGTGTTTGAAATCGCTCCGCAGCTCCGGAGCATCATCTCCCGGCTGAAGGGTAATCGGTACTGCGCGCCTGACGATCTCGCCAGTTGCCCTCGGGTTGTTGGCCGTGGCTATAACTGTCAGACTATTCTCAAGCCGGACCATTTGGCTCTGCCCGAGTATGCGTCCCTGATAGTACTTCGAGGTTACAAGTGAGGCAAGGGCCGGGGAGTCGACGTAGTTTGAGACGTTATCGACGTGCAGGACGGTGTCGCCCTGTTTGAGGATACTGAGTATCCGCTTATCTCGCTCGTCCTCGTTTGTGCTCCATTGCATGGCCGGCGTTTCCTCGCCGAGGTATATCCCGCCGGTTACCTGTTCGGCCAGCTTGGTCTTGCCCGTTCTGGGGAGCGAACTCCGGATCAGGAACATCGGAACATTCCCGAGTACGGCCGGGCGGATCATGGGAGTCAGCAGGAGCGATATAAAATTCTGCTTGTCTGCCTCGTCCGCGAATGGGAAGTCAACGATCAGGTCCTCGATCACCTGCCACCCGCCTTCGCGCGGCTTCATGCCGTCGAGCTCGGGCGGCTGATCGTAATAGACGCCATTATGCCATCCCGGCTTGGCAAGCTCCCAATTGCGCTCATAGACCGGATAATGGGTGAGCAGGCGCATCTCGCGCACCAGCTCGCTGTCGCCGGCCGATGCCAGTACGAGACCTGCCCAGTTGCGCGTCGCGTTCTTGTAGACCTGAATGATCGTTTCATTCTTTTTCTTGCTTTCGAGAAGCCTTATGTACTCGTCCATTATCAAACGCATGCGATCGACGGTTACGGTTTGCAGGCGCTGATGCCCCGGATCTCCGACGAGCTCGACTGGTATATTGCCTCGCCGATATATGACGCCCTTCGGGAGCCGGGCCAGCACCTCGCTGGCGAATGTATCATTGCCGATTTCCTTATACCCGAAAGTCGTCATGTGCGCTCCGGGTATCATGATCGGCTGACGCTTTGCTTCGACGACGGCACGAGGAGACGCGCCGTCAGATATCCCCCCAACCGGCGGCGGTGGAGGGCTAATCCCCACACCGGCATCTGGCGGCCGTTTCTCCTCGTCTTTAATCTCGCGCGGATTCTTAATCCCTGCCTCGATCCCGGATGTAATAGTCGTCCGGGCCTCGTTGATCGTCAGGCCGCATTGCACGGCCGCATCCTCGAGTACTGATTCGACCTCCGGGCGCTCAAGCGTCCCGGCCCCGATCAGGGTACCCATGGCGAATGCGGCACGATTGAGCGTGTCGTTTCTTTCGCCTTCGCCGGCATTGGCGACGCGTTCAGCCTCATACGACAGGGCGGCCGTTGAATAGCCGTTAGTCTTGGAGGTATCACGACCCCTCTTCCTCTTACTTTTGGCCTCTCCGGCGGTTTTACGTGGCCGAGATGCCTCGTTTTCGGTCAAAACCTCTATAACCCAAGATGGGAGCGGCTGAACGTTGACTTCTGCCGGGGAAAGGTCGTGTGCGTACCGGTACATCTTCTTTGTCGCCGGATGCACGCTTCCCACGGCGACGACCTGTCCTCCTTCGCCGCGCACGTCAACCTTCGGGGCCAGCTTGCTTGCGCTGTTTTTGATCGTGACATCGGTCCGGTAATACAGGTGCAGGCCTCCGCTTCCGGTTATGACTGTAACCGTATCCGGAAGGTCAAGGGATGAAAGATCCGCGCCCTGATCGATATCGATTACCACGAGGCCTCCGGAAACCGCACCTGTCCTGATGCCGACGTTTGTCTGGGTCGCCCAGCTGATCGCTTCATCGCGTGTTTCGCGTTCACGTTCTGTCCATCGCTTTTCTATCGGGCGCTTGCCCGTCAGCGCGAGGTACGACCACCCGAGGTCCCAGCCTTCTTCTGTTGCTGTGATCCTCAATGATTTGCTCATGAAATCTATCCTCCTTTTTCGTATTTGTTACAGTACGCAATCCCGCAGAAGTGATGCACCAATCATGCTTACGACCGGGGCGGCACTTTCATCGCCGCCATCGACTTTCCTAATGCCGTAATGCATGCGGCCCTTATTAAGCTGAACGCGCATGTTCTTGTTGATCGTCGATCCAAGCAGGGCCATAACGAAAAAGGCGATTTCAATTTGGTTGTAATCCTGAAGAATGTCGTATGCGGTTTTGAGTATGCATCCTTCACTTATTTCCTTTTTCCGCTTTTCCATTTCCTCAGGCGATCCGCAATCCTCGATCATACTCTGAAGCATTTTGTGGTCGAGCGCCATAATACGCTCGTCATCGATATCCAAGTCCGCCGCTGTCATTTTGATTTCCTCGTGCATGATATGCCCTCCCTATAAAAGTGGTTCTATGGCGTCGGATACATCTTCGACGCTCTTGGCGACGATATACACGCCGCCTTTTCTGTTGATCATGTCGCCAAACACCTTCTGTTCCTTGCGCTGGCGACCGGTTTCCGATTTGACTTCGATCTCGAGCCTGCGACCTCCCGGGAGTATTCCGGTCAGGTCGGCCTGCCCCTTTACCCCGAACTGAATGACCGGCATGCATCGAAGAAGCTCAAGCGCCTCTTCGCGGTCGCCCATTACGACAGCACGCTCGATCTTCTTAACATGCGAGACCGGAACGGCCGTTCCGACATTGGCGCGCCAGATGCGCATTTCGGGTTTGGTTCCGAACGTGCGGAGGATTTCATTTTGAGTCTTTTTTTCGCTCATCTTCCTCCTCCTTTCTCAGCTCATGCTCGATGCGGTTCAGGTCATACAAACCGCCCGGCGTCATCTGGGCGGCGAGATAGTTGGTCCAGCATTTCCATGCCGGATGTTTCGAATCGCCAATCTTCTCCTTGGTGCAATCCGAATGATTGCCATCACACCATCCCTTGAGCGGCTTCTCGTAGTGGAAAGCCGGGCATGCGCCGTGCGCATCATACATGGCGCGGCCCATGACTTCCCAGAGTATGGCGCCGGCCTGTTCCTGCGCGCGCATGGTCTCCTGAATCTGATGGGCCAGCGCCGGATCTGCTGCCGCACGGAATCCGCATTTCTTGCAAATAGTCGGAATCATCTTAGGCTTGTCTATGCCTCTCCTTTTCATGATCGTTTCTCCTCCTTTACGGTGATACAAATGTGCCGCATGCCTGACATTCGAGCACGGGCGGTAGTTTATTCTCGTATTCGTGAACGATCCACATATTACAATTGGGGCATTGAAAAAAATAAGCGCCCTTGCCGCAACGCGCGCATTCCCAGCTGGAGAGCTCGTTAAGAGCATCAACGCGCGCCCCGCATTTCGGGCAGTACATTAAGACCTCCATTTGTCATTCAACAACTGAGTGACTATCTGATTGAGCGCGGAACCGGGCCAATGTCCGTATATGCGTTTGTACTGCATGCGTGCCCATCCCATCTTGTAACCACGCTCCCAAGCGATTGAGACATAGTGCTCGTATATACGGCGCTTATTATCATCGCTTGGCTGTATAAGCTCGCCATCGATTACGACCGGGGCCTCGCCGAAAATGACCTTATACTTCTCGCGATCCCCATCTATCTGCATCCATACTTCCTGCTTGTCGACAAATCTGACGAGCTCACCTGCGGCTTGTTTCATGCGCACCCGGGCGACCGGGGAAAGGTCGAATCCGCAATCCGGGCATTTCCAAGCGCCGCGCCTGACCATAAGCAGGCAATTGGGGCAGGTCCTCAAATCAAGGCGTTCAGTCTTTTGTTTCTTGTCCGATTCGAGCGTGTAATCAATACCGCGCACTGGAGAGCCATGCCTGATGGCGTTTCCGGAATGATCAAGCAGGATCGCCTGCCCTTCCGGACGCATAATCCTGCCGCACATCTGAAGCCAGAGACAAAGGCTTGCTGTCGGCCGGGCTATAATCGCACAGTCAAGCGACGGCATATCAAAGCCTTCGGTGGCCACACCGACATTGGAAACGATAGTCGTCAGTCCGCTCCGTAGACGCTCGAGTATGGCGTCGCGCTCCACCTTCGGCGTCTTGCCATCGAGATGCTCGGCGACGACCCCTTCCTTGGCAAATGAATAGATTATGTTTTTCGAATGCTCTATGGTAGACGCGAACACAAGCGTCCTGCACCCTTCGGCTCTTTGCCTCCAAGTCTCGACGATGTCCGCGATCAGTTTCGGTTTATTACTCCGCCTTTCAATTTCCTTCAGGCTCCAGTCGCCGCCGATCTTCTTCGCTCCGCTCATATCCGGGGCCGGATGCGAATAAATCGTCGGTTCCTGTATCCATCCCTGCTTAACAAGCTCGCGCGGTGTGGCGGCCACCACGAGGCTTTTGAACATATCACCGAGTCCCCGGCCATCAAGTCTGAAAGGCGTCGCCGTCGCGCCGACGATTGGGAGTCCGGTATCAAATAGTTTCTGGTACTGGCTATCGCGTATGGCGTGATGACACTCATCGATGACGATGAGGCCCACCCCTTCCGGGATGGGCCTCCTCGCCTGCTTCTGGACAGAGGTCGCGATGTAATTATCAAATCCTATTTTGTCCAGATGGTCTCCAGCCTGTCTGATCAATTCGCGCCGATGCGCGACCCACAGCACGCGCAGGCCGAGCCGCCGACAGAGCTTTGTCAGCATTACCGTTTTACCTGACCCTGTTGGTGAAACCAGTATTGGCAGGTCCGATAAGCGCTGTTCGAGCTCGTCGACGGCCCGGCGCTGATACGCGCGTGACAATGGAGGAGGAGCGAACATTAATAGGGTACCTCGCAGTACAGCTTGACGTTTTCCCAGTCCTCGTCGTCAAAGTCCTCTTCCTCCTTGGCGGGGATCGCTTCAGAAAGAATCACGGCCCATTCCATCGTGGCCTTGGCGCTCTTGCCGTTCTCGAGGCCTTCGATGGCTTCCTCGCTTGCCTTGTGCTCGAGGAAGGATTCCCACGCGATCTCACGCGCGGTCATCCCGGAGCGATCCTGTTCTTCAGGCTCTTCAGCCTCGGGTTCCGGTTCCGGAGCAGGCTTCTCCTTCTTCGGCGCCGGCGCAGGAGCCGCCTTGGCCTTTGCCTTGGGCTTCGGAGATGATCCCACCTCCTTTTTCCACATGGCATTGAGCTCGCGGATGGTCTTATTGTCCGTCTTTTCGACGGCCGCGCCACCCCATGCGGCGAAGTCCCATTTCTCGCGCTCCTTGCCATCGTACTCCGAATGCACGCACCTGAGCTCAACGGATTCCACGCTGACGGCGGGATTATTGAAATCCCCATTGAAGCCGATGCTGTCCAGCTTCTTGAAAGACGTCTTCATCGTGTTCTTGTTGATGTACGTGTAGACGGTACGCTCGATGTCCTCTTCCTCGATGTACCAAATCGTGGCCACGCACGGCGTTCCGGTATTCGGCGACTTGCCGATCTCGATATCGCGGAACACTCCTGTATATACTCCCGGCTCGATCATTCTTCGTCTCCTTCATCAATGGTTTTCTGATTGTTTATGGCGCCCCAGATTTCGGCCCAGACATCCCCGACCTCATCGGGGATATCAATCTCGGGGTCCATGCCGTAACGATTCTTTGCGTCGTGGGTGTCCCTGTGCTCAGTGTACAGGACGCGCTGTTCACCGCCGATCCCCTTCCCGGAGTCATCGACCACAGAGACAAATGTTCCGAACAGGCAGGCATCCGCCCAGCGCCGGGTGATCCCCCAAGTATCCTTGAAGAGGGCCGCGACGTAACGATCGTGGTCCTCGTTCGTTGGGTCCTTGAAGGTCTCGACGGCGCAGTGTGAGAGAGCAATGACCATGCAATTGAGCTGTTCGAGCTTGGCGAGGAATTTCATCCACTCGGGGACGGCCATCCGGACGCCTTTATGGTATGCCCAGAAGTGATTCCAGTTTCCACTGAAATCATTATTGCAGACATACTCATGGCACTGCTTTTCAAAGCCCGAAAGCTCATCGAGCGCCAGCGCCTTGCCGTCGAACTTGTCGATGGCATCCATGGTCTGCTTCCACGTCTTGGTTACCAGACACGGAACTTCGGGCGCCCTGTTGACGCCCACCAGAGTAAGGTAACCGGTCTCGGTCTCGGGCATTATAATGGCGACGTCCGGGACGTGCGCCGCGAGGCTTGTTTTGCCCCAGCCTTCAACTCCGACGATAACGAGCTTCGGAGGCCTGAATTCCCTTGACGGCATCTCGAAGCCACCAGAACTTCCCCCATTGTTGGTCGCGGTCCGCTTCGGAGGAGGAGGCGGCGCGGTCGGCCTTTTTGATTTAGCCACTGTTTTTTCTCCTTTGTTAAAAAAAAATGTTGGTGCGGCGTCCGCTATTCGTCACCTCCTTCCTCAGACAATTCCGCGTGAATACGATTGAACTCAAAACCTATTGGAGCATCATCGCCCTCCTTGAAAATACCAGATGTGCAGATATCGAAATACTCGCACGGCCTGTTCCACTTGAAGCAGGCACCGGTATTCATGAAAAAGTAACCGTTAGTCTGGCAGTCGCCGATCATACGCGATTGCTGCCAGAGCTCCTGTTTGTAGACGTCCATGTCGTTCTCGAGGCGCGGTATTTCCCGGCAGCAGAAATAGCGATCCGGGTTTCCGGACATCTCTTCGAATACGCGCAGGCCGAATTCCTGAGGGCTTTCAACACGCGTATATAGTGTCATACCATCCCCGGCGCTTTGTCTTGGGGAGCCGTTCTTATTATAAACCCGCTCCCCATCGGCATCGACGACGATCTTGTTTCCGTCCTCATCCAATACCGGGATCGATCGAGGCTTGAGCATTGGCCGGCGCGTGACATCGTAGAGAATTGTCTTAATATCAAACCCGCCATGAGCGGCTCCGAGCCAGTAATGGCTGATCTGCTGATCGATCGTCAGCTTGCGCCAGTATGCTCCATCCGGGGCAAGGTCCTGCGTCGTGGTCTTGTGCTCCATGATCGCCAGCCGGCCATCGGGCAATTCGACGATCTTGTCAATTTTGCCGGCGGCATCAAAAGTCCGGGATCTGCCACTCGTGTCCGGATTGGCGATGGGCATGGTGAATTCCCACTCCCGCTCGACGATCTCAATTGACCGGTCTGCCCAGTATTCGTGGTATGCGTTCACCATCGCGCAAGCGAGCTGGTAGTCGCATTCCCATTTATACCTGTCCCCTTCGTAATCTCCATCAAGGCCAAGCCATTCCGGTGGCTCCGGTTTGGAAGGAGCCGCGCCGCGCTCCAATCCATCATGAAACAGGGAGCCGACATACATCGGCGTCCCGATCCGCTGTTTGACCAGACCGAGAATGTATTTGTAGTAATACATCCTCAGGCAGGTCTTGGCGCAACTCATACTCGAATGCGTCAATTTCAAATCAGCCATATAAAAGCCCTCCTGAAAAAAGATGGTGGTGTAGGTCTCGGCCTTCTGGACAACGCTCGGCTCGCGAACGCTGACCCGTCGGTCGCAACTGCCTGATCTGGCTCCTCAGCGCGCGGCCGATCAGCTCCGCGCGGACAGGGGAGGGGAGGGCCTCCCCTGTTTCGCCATTAACCGTTGATCGCTTCCACGATCCGGTTAGTGACTTCGATGAGCAAGGCCCGAGCGTCCTCAAGCTTTGCCCTCGCGTCATTGTCGATATCCGGTTCGCTCAGCTCGCTGTAGACGTCGTTGGCGCAGTGAACGATCCGGTCCTTTATCTTCCGCAGGCGCTTTTTGTACTGCTTGGCCATTGCGGCCTCCTTCCTGCCCGTGTGTGGGCATATAAATCCGGTAGTATCATGGGCCGCCTCAGGCCCGGTTATGGCCACACCGGCGATTTTACGCGCCCTGACAGGCGCATTTATGGCTGTTTCCCGGTAAATGCGCCGTTCGCTGGCTGTCCCGGCCTGATCGGCCGCCTGTTCCCAAAGGTCGATCGCCCGGGCGACCTCCCCATTGGCCTCGGCCTCCACAGCCTGCTTGGCCAAATCTATACTCGTCGTCATTGGATTGCCCTCCGATAAATCACAGAATCGAGCTCCTTCATCAGCGTCGGGCGCTCATTCCCGACGGACATGCGCGCAGGGCCACCGCGCGCATGTTTCTGTTACTCCTCGGTCTCGTCGTGGACCCTCTTCGATTTCACCCTCGAAGAGGTGTCGAGCTCGAATTCGTAATCTGTCCCTTCGATCTCGATCTGAAACCGCCTGAAGTCCTTTTTCTCCATCAGGAGGCACAAGCTCTCCCGGGCTTCCTTCTCGACGGCTCCTGCCTGCTTGCGCGCGAGCTCTGCCTCCTTCATTTTGCGCGCGAGAGTCTCGACCTCTTTCGGGACCTTCATCCCGGGGAACAGATTGCCGCTCCCCTTCTCGCGATCTTCGGCGAGCTCCGGCTCCGCCTCTTTCTTCTTTCTGGCCATTGTTCACTCCTTAAGTCGGCCGTTCCGAGGGTCTGCCTCATCAGCGCCCGGAAACCATCCCGGACGGACACCCCGCTTGCGCGGGGTGTTTCGGCTATTCAATCTCGCGTTTGGCGGCGGCCTTCTTCTTTGAAGATGCCTTCTTTGGCTTCGCCTCGACCTCGCGCTTCTTCGCCTTCTTCGGCTCGGCCATCTCAGCCTTGATCTCAGCTTCAATCTGCCGGGCCTTGACCAGATCCGCGTTCGGCACGAATGTGGTATCCTTGGCGCACTTGTCGATCTCGTCGATCGTTTCGATCAGCGATGCCCGGAGGCCGGTGGCATTGACGCCTTTGAGCGCATCGACAATCTTCTTGTTTTTCTGATCCTCGCTCCCGCCTTCATCGGCGGCCTTGACTGCAGCCTTGGCGGCTTCCCGGGCGGCCTTGATTTGATCGGCGAGCTTGGCCCCGGTATCCTTGGGCAGAATATCGCTGATCCCCTTCATGCGGCTCAGCGCATACCGAAGTCCCTTGACGTCCCCCTTCTCCACACACTCGTTGACATTCTCGAGCAGGGAAACGGTGTTGTCGTATAGCGCCCGGGCGACGCGCTCATCGCCACCGGAGATTTCGAAGACCGTGAAATTAAATGCCAGCCTCGTGTACTTGGCCTTGGCATTGTATTCCCAGACCCCTTCCCGGGCCACGCTGATGGCGGCCTCGAGCTCATTGCCGAGGTCCTTGGAAACGAAGACCCCGAAGTTGCTGATGGCCGTCCCGAGATTCGAGATCTTCTTGGTCAGCAGGTTCCGGGTATAGCCGAGGGCGCGCTGTTCCTTGACGCTGATGACGATCTTGTGCGTATTCCAGTCAGCGTCGAGCCGCTCCCCGTCGATCTCCTGCTTGCGGTCCTTGTGCGTATAGCTGACGCATCCGGTCTGGCTGATGGCCCCGACCACAAGGTATCCGTCCTTGATATACTGTGTATTTTTCATGATCTGCTCCTTTGGGTTTGTAGTTATTCGATCGAGCGGCCGGTACGCTTTGCGGCCGTCTC